AAGGTGCTGTCGTTGGTGCTACTAGAGAATGGCGTGGTCCGGGAAGTTTACGTTTTAGAAAAGCAGATGATCTACATTGGTTAGAACTTGCTAAAGACGAAGATGGTAATGAAATACCATGTACAAGTTTATTTTTAATGGGCCGTAAACAAAAAGAATGGGGATTTGTACGTTTCGTACATGCTACTACAACTAATTGGAAGGATGCAGGATATCGCTGGGTCCATAATGAAACTTATTTAAACGAGAAATATAAAAATGATTAAGAAACATTACTATAACTGGACTGATGTAGAACGTATGTGTGTCAGTATCGTAAATCAAATGTACGCAGACAACTGGCGTCCTGATTACATTATAGGAATTACCCGTGGTGGTAATGTTCCTGCTACTATTATTAGTAATATGACAAGTATTCGTTGCGAAGCACTTAAAGTAAGCCTACGTGATGATAATAGTGATAGTGAAAGTAACTGTTGGATGGCAGAAGATGCATTTGGATATGTAGATGAAGCAGAAAGAACTACAACTAAAAGTCGTTGGGATATAGGCAAACGTAAAAATATACTTATTGTAGATGATATCAATGACACTGGTGCTACATTTAATTGGATTAGGCAAGACTGGCAAGCAAGTTGTTTACCTGATGAAGAATCATGGAAAACAGTTTGGGGTAATAATGTTAGATTTGCGGCACTTACTGAAAATTTAGCTAGTGACTTTGATAAAGTAAGTTACACCTGTCACGAAGTAAACAAATCAGAAAAAGATGTATGGTTAGTTTATCCCTGGGAGAATGTTGCTGATTATGAATAAACCGTGGACTGACGTACTAATAGATACTAAAGATTTTACAGTCTACAAAGACGGATTTCCTGTTACAGAAGGACATATTCTTTTTGTCCCAAAAGAACAAAGTTGGCAGGATTTAAGTAAATGTTTCGAAGCCGCATATAAATGGGGCTACGATTGGGTTGACCGTGGATATTGTGATGCGTTCAACATAGGACAGAATGTAGGTGAGGCCGCAGGACAAACTGTTGCTTATCCACACATCCATCTCATTCCAAGAAGAACGGGTGATATGGAAGACCCCAGTGGCGGTGTACGTCACGTAATACCAGAGAAAGGAAACTACAATGACTAAGGCAGGAGATCTAATATTAGAGGCCGCATTAAAACAAGCACAAGGTGAAGTTGCAGTTCATTTAGCAAACATCGAAGTGTATAAAACTATGCCCGCAGGTATAGGTGAACATTCAGATGTTACTGAAGCAGTAATCGAAGAGCTTAATAAACTTGCGGAAGCAGACGATCGCATCGAAATGTTACAAAAATATTTTAATGGTTGACAAAAACCTAAATACAATGTATAATGTAATTTATATTGTGCATTGTATTATTACTAAAGGCAATCCACTGCCTAAACATCGGAGACATAAATGAGTAAAAGTGAACAAATTAAAGCAAAGCTAGAAGAAGCTGGCGTAAGATATTGGGCAAATGATAACATTGCCGAATATATCGAAGAAGGTGACAAGCAACAACTAATTGATGAAGCAGTACCTGCTTTTGAAAATGTATTACAAAAATTATTAATTGATACTAAAACAGATCCTAACAGTATGGATACTGCAAGACGTATGGCTAAGATGTACATCAATGAGATTATGGCAGGACGTTATGATCCAATGCCTAACCCAAGTGCTTTCCCTAACTACATTGAAGGTGGTTATGAAGGTATGCTAGTTGTACGTAGTGAACTTACAAGTTTGTGTTCACATCATCACCAGACAGTAAAAGGTGTAGCGTACATTGGTATCATTGCAGGACCTAAACTACTAGGACTTAGCAAGTACACACGTATCGCACAATGGTGTGCTACAAGAGGTACACTACAAGAAGAACTGAATGTTATGATTGCAAATGCAATACAAGAACAAACAGGTAGTGAACACGTAGGTGTTTATGTTCAAGCAACACATGGCTGTTGTGAAAACAGAGGCATTAAAGCTCATAGTAGTTTAACACAAACTACAGTACTACGTGGTGCATTTAAAGAAGACCCTGCAACTAAGAAAGAGTTTATTGACAACGTTAAGTTACAACAACAATTTGCGGCAGGCTCGTAATGATAGAAGCACCAGTATATGAAAAAGGGTATCCGTCACATGAAGCAGTTAACAGAAAGCCGTCTATGAAACTAAGATATTCAGAAGCATTTTATAGTGTACAAGGCGAAGGCAAGTTTGTAGGAGTACCTAGTGTGTTCCTACGTACATTTGGTTGTAACTTTCGTTGTATGAACTTTGGTTTAACAAACGAGCCAATGCGTGACGAGAAACAAAAAGCAGGTATCATTCATAATGCTGAAGTACAAGCATTACTTGATGCAGGCGTACACGAAACTACAAAAGAGTTTAACGACTTGCCTATTATACATACAGGTTGTGATACATATGCAAGCATCTATCCTGAGTTTAAGAAGTTCAATCGTCAAGCAACTGTTGACGAAGTAGTTGAACATTTACTATCTCTTACACCTAATGGTAAATGGGTACAAGATAATGGTCAAGACGTTCATTTGATTATGACCGGTGGCGAACCGTTGTTGGCGTGGCAACGACTGTACGTAGAGTTATTCGAACATCCACGTATGAAAGACTTGAGGAATATTACTTTTGAAACAAATACTACACAACATTTACACGAAGATCTCTTTAACTATCTCAACGATCAGGACAGAATCCAAGTCACTTGGTCTTGTTCCCCAAAACTTAGCGTTAGCGGAGAACCTTGGGATACTGCTATTAAGCCTGATGTGGCTAGTGAGTATCAGCTTGTTACTGATAGTGACATGTATCTTAAGTTTGTTGTCGCTACTCAAAGCGACTTTGATGAAGTTAAAAAGGCTGTTGACGCTTACAGAAGTGCCGGGGTGGAATGTCCGGTATATCTTATGCCGTTGGGCGGACGCAGTGAAGAATATGTTCTCAACGTTAAAGACGTTGCCGAAGCGTGTATGGCAGAAGGATGGCGATTTACCCCTAGACTCCATATCAGCTTATTCGGAAATGCCTGGGGAACATAATAGAGATATGGATGCATTATACAAAATTAAAAAAGAAACTAACGAACAGTTAGATAAAGCAATGAAGGCTCCTATCGATCAAGATAGGATTAGAAAGGCTGGCTGGTAATATGAAAGACCCAAAAATAACTAAACTTGTATCTAAGTTCAAAAGTGAAGTAGACCAAATTAATAAAACATGGGCTGAATTGCAGGCAGAAGGTATGTATATTGACATCAGAGCAGAAGGTACTCATACATATACTGATCCTAAATTTTTTACAATTAGTCGAATGACACAAAGCGTCGAATATTTTAAGGAGACAAAATGAAAAGATGGTTAAAGAAACTAACAGGGTTAGATAAAATAGAAGCAGAAAAGGTAAAAGTTGAAGAAGAAAAACTTGAACTTTTAAGAAAAAAGAATCCTAAAGAATATCATACACGCAAGAAACAGTCTTGGGTAAACGTGCTTGATATGAAGGTAAACGAAGATAATATTCGAAACGGCTTCTTTGAACTTGATTGGAATAAGTATTTCATCCAAGAATTAATTCAAAACGGGTACGGGACAGAATCAGATCCGGAAGAAGAAATTGTAGATCGTTGGTTTAAAGATATTGTGTATAATATGTTATCAGACGAAGGTTTAGATACAGATAGAGGTGCTGGATACATAAATGTTAAACCATTAAGTGATGATAAGAGCGAAGTATCTTAATGGTTGACACAAGCTAGATCTGGTGTTATAATAGTATTATATTTTATACAAAGGCAAACTTATGGCAACTTACGTACTAGTAGACACAGCAAATACATTTTTTCGTGCAAGACACGTTATTAGAGGCGACTTAGACACAAAAGTCGGTATGGCTTTTCATATTACACTAGCAGGTGTTAGAAAAGCATGGCAAGACTTCGATGCAGATCATGTTGTGTTCTGTTTAGAAGGCCGTTCATGGCGTAAGGATTATTATGAGCCATACAAGCGTAACCGAAGTGATGCTAGAGCTGCACTTACTGAGAAAGAAGAACAAGAAGATAAATTGTTTTGGGAAGCCTTTGACACATTCAAAGACTTTGTAGGTACTAAAACTAACTGTTCGGTACTACAGAATAAGCAACTAGAAGCAGATGATCTTATTGCTGGTTGGGTACAATCGCACCCTAATGACAATCATGTTATCATTAGTACTGATGGCGACTTTGCACAACTTATTGCACCTAATGTAAAACAATACAATGGTGTTACAGAAACTACTATCACACACGAAGGCTACTTTGATAAGAAAGGCCTACGTGTAATTGATAAGAAAACTAAACTAGAAAAGCCTGCACCTAATCCTGCATTTATGTTGTTTGAGAAGTGTATGCGTGGTGACAAAAGTGACAATGTGTTTAGTGCGTTTCCAGGTGTTAGAGTAAAAGGCACTAAGAATAAGGTAGGCTTAACAGAAGCTTTTGCAGACAAAGATAACAAAGGCTTCAACTGGAATAACATGATGCTACAGCGTTGGGTAGACCATAATGGTATAGAGCATCGTGTATTAGACGATTATAATAGAAACGTTGTACTATGCGACTTGACTGCACAACCTACAGATATTAGAGAGATAATTAATAGTACGATTGACAGTGCAATAGAACAACCTAAACAAATAACACAAGTTGGTTTACGACTAATGAAGTTTTGTGCCTTATGGGATCTTCAACGGGTAAGCGAACAGGCTCAAAGCTATGCTGAGCCATTACAAGCGAGGTATACAGCATGACAATAAATGCAAAAGAAATAATTGACGGTAAGTTTTGGATTATCGAAAATGAAGGCAATAAAGTTGCCACACTAGCATATTCAGATGAAAAGTATATGGTTACTGATATAAATGGATCTAGATTTGTAAACAATAAAGTAGAGCTTGAAAAAGACCTAGGAAAACTAAGTTGGAGTTCTTTAGAAATTACTGAAGTTACTTTAGACGATGTACATGGCTTTCCAACTAGCTGTACACCTCACAATCCTTTATATGATGTTAAACAAAAACTACCGTTGTTTACTAAAAGTACAAAATCAAAAAGTTTGTACTGTGCAGGTTTTTATATTATTAGATTTGATAAAGGTTGGGTTAAAAGTTTTTGTCCTAAAGCTATTACAGTTGAACGTTATCCTTACAAAGGACCTTTTAAAACTGCTTTAGAAATGCGAACCGAATTGAGTAAAGCAAATGCAAAGTGAGCCACTAAACACAGTAGCAATACAACAGTTTATTTCTCAAGTTAAAAGTGCAGATGCAAGTAGATCTCGTGATGTAACACTTGATATACAACAAGCTAAAAGATTAGCCTTTACATTAGGCGAAGTTATGACTAGGCTTAACGGTGACTTAGAATCATTATTAATTAAAAAGAATAATAAAGAAGACGAAACCATAGAAGTAAGGCTAGACGGCGGGAATAGTTGGTAAAAATAGATAAATATATACGTAGTTAATTAAAGGACAACGTATATGAGTAGACCTAAACCAACAGTTTTATTAGAGTTTATAGATAAAAAAACATATAAAAGCGAACAAATATTAGACGCTGATGCTATATGGGCAGTATTTTTTAAAAATAAACCATTTAATTTGAAATCTTCGCATAGTCTAACAAACTACCCAGGGCCTAAATATAAGAAAGTTTCTTTTTCTAATCCAGGTCATGCAATAAATCTAGCAAAAAAACTTAATGAATTGTTTAGTTGTAAAGAGTTTTCGGTAGTAAAGCTGACTGCAGGAGAATCAGTTCCATTGGAAAACTAATGAACTGGAAAGAAAACTACACAAAAATATTTCTTAAGACTGCAAATAAAAGCATCGATGAAGCAACTGTAAAACAACATATAACTATATGGTGGCAAAACACACGCTCAAAAGATATAGGTGGACTGCGCCTTACTGAATCTGGTTATAAATTTATTACTGAAGAATTAGAATTGCAAACATATCAAGTACCTTACCCTAAGGACTTTGACTTTACAACAAATGTAATAATATGGATGGATCAGTTTATCGATTGTCCTTACTATTTAGATAGACAAGGCATAGTTGTAACAAACGAAAAAAAGGCAATGGAACTGCATCTTTTTAGCGGCGATGTAAGAAAATACGGCTTAATAAAAGCTATGAACAGACAAAAAGATTAGTTTTTGGTAAAAAACTGGTTGACTTCTTCCCCTATTGATAGTATTATATATACATACTTAGAAATAAAGTATGGCACTGAAAACAAATATAGAGGAATACAAAATGGAAAATGTAGCAGTACGCACTGTAAGTCCTAATAGAGCAAAAAAGAGTATTAGGCATGCATTTAAGAAACAACGTCCTATCTTTATGTGGGGACCTCCAGGCATTGGTAAGTCTGATATTGTTGGACAGGTTACTAACGAGCTTGAAAATTCAAAACTAATTGATATTAGACTCTCGCTTTGGGAACCAACAGATATCAAAGGCATTCCATATTATGCTGCAAATGATAATGTAATGGCTTGGGCACCACCACAAGAATTGCCAACAAAAGAAATGGCTAAGAAGTATAAATGGATTGTACTATTCTTAGACGAAATGAATTCAGCGGCGCCAGCAGTACAAGCGGCCGCTTACCAACTTATTCTAAATCGTAAGGTTGGACAATACGAGTTACCAGACAATGTTCTTATTGTTGCTGCAGGTAACCGTGAAGCAGATAAAGGTGTTACTTATAGAATGCCTGCTCCGCTTGCTAATAGATTTGTTCATATAGAACTTGCTGTCGACTTTGACGACTGGTTTACATGGGCAGTCAATAATGACATACACAATGACGTTGTAGGTTATTTGACATTTAGCAAAAAAGACCTTTACGATTTTGATCCTAAATCTCCAAGCCGTTCATTTGCAACACCACGTAGTTGGTCCTTTGTAAGTGAATTGTTAGAAGATGAGCTTGATGAAGAAACTACAACTGATCTTGTATCAGGTGCAGTAGGCGAAGGCCTAGGCATCAAGTTTGTTGCTCACCGTAAGGTAGCATCATCAATGCCTAACCCAACTGATATTTTATCAGGCAAGGTTAAAGAGCTTAAGACCAAAGAAATCAGTGCCATGTATTCCTTAACGGTCTCGCTCTGTTATGAACTAAAAGAAGCATCCGATAAAGGCGATAAGAAATTTGACTCTAAAGTTAATTCTTTCTTACGTTTTATGATGGACAACTTTGAAACTGAATTGGTTGTTATGGGTATCAAGTTAGCCCTCACTCAGTATGCTCTACCAATTGACCCAGACGAAGTTGAATGCTTTGACGAGTTTCATGAACGTTTTGGCAAGTATATTACCAAAGCACAAGAGGCATAATATAAGGAGTTTGGACGTTCTCCTAAACAAAACGTCCAATTCACTTGACTTTGATTAACAACTACGTTATAATAAGTAAAATTAAGGAGAGATGGCATGACAATTGATACTAAAGGTTTCCAACCTAATCCAGATATTACATCGCAAGAACTTGTAGAAATGCGTAAAAAAGTTTTAGACAATGTTATTGTAGCTCGTGTAGGTCTTTTACTACGACATCCTTTCTTCGGTAATATGGCTACAAGGCTTAAGATTGAAGCATGTGATGACTGGTGTCCTACAGCGGCTACTGATGGTCGTCATTTGTATTTTAACACACAATTTTTTAATGCTATGACAAACAAAGAAATCGAGTTTGTTATTGCACATGAAATTTTACATTGTGTATTTGATCATTTAGGCAGACGCGATGGCCGTAATCCTGTGTTATATAATATTGCTGCAGACTATATTGTAAACAATCTGTTACAACGCGACCGAATTGGAGATATGCCTAAACTTGTACAATGCTATCAAGATTTTAAATATGATGGGTGGACATCAGAAGAAGTATATGATGAACTGTTTAAAGAAGCAGAAAAAAACGGCGAAGAATTTGTAAAACAACTGGGTGAAATGTTAGATGAACACATTGACTGGGACGGTGAAGGAGATTCAGAAGGTTCTAGTAAACCTAAAAAAGGCAAAGGTAAAAGCGGACCACCAAAATATTCAAAAGAAGAAATGCGTAAAATTAAAGAAGAAATAAAAGAAAGTATGATGTCTGCCGCACAAGCATCTGGTGCTGGTAATTTACCTGGTGAAATTTCACGTATGATAAAAGAACTTACAGAACCTAAGATGAACTGGCGAGAAATACTACGTCAACAGATTCAAAGCACAATACGTAACGATTATACATTTAGTAGACCTTCCCGCAAAGGTTGGCATACTGGTGCTATTCTTCCAGGAATGAATTTTGACACTACAATAGATGTTGCTGTTGCAATTGATATGAGTGGCTCAATTGGAAATGATCAAGCAACAGACTTCCTAAGTGAAGTTAAAGGTATTATGGAAGAATACAAAGATTACAATATTAAGTTATGGTGCTTTGATACAAAGGTATACAACGAAGACGATTTTACTGCTGATAACGGAAAAGACTTAGAAGATTATGAAGTCAAAGGCGGAGGTGGTACTGAGTTTGATTGTAACTGGCACTATATGAAAGATACTGACTTTGTTCCAAAGAAGTTTATTATGTTTACCGATGGTTATCCTTGGGGTAGTTGGGGAGACGAAGACTACTGTGATACAGTATTTGTAATACATTCTAATCAAAATAAGGACTTACAGGCGCCCTTTGGCACAACTGTACATTATGACAAAAACGCTGCTTAAAACAAAAAAACCAAATAGGTTAGAAGTATTTGAGTGTAGACAATCAAATGTTGCACCAATTCATTTTGAGTATATAAAATTACCTATGGCATATAATCTACAAGATAGTATTTCTAAATGGATTAAATCTAATCTAAAAGGAAGATACTATATTGGAAAATCTATTAGTTTAGGAGAAAAAGGTGTATCCAATGTTAATACTACACTAAGAGTGGGCTTTGAAGAGCCTAAAGAACTATCGTATTTCACTTTGGCTTGTCCACTTTTGAAATACAAGTAAATATTACTGAATAAT